TTCTGTGGCTTTAGCGAGCATCTCTATTTTAAGCTCATCCAGCTTCGTATAAAAATAATCTGGGGCCGCCGATTCAAATATGATCCCTTGATTAATCAATTCTGTTGACTGCCTTGAGACAGCATCGATCTTATCAATATCATTAGATCGAATTTCGATGCCTTGGCTTAATTGATAACCCTCGATATCATTTGTATCTTTGCCTTCTTTACTCTTCTTATAAATCGTCGTTGTTGTAATCTGAGAAACGATAATTTCGCCCGGACTGACTTGTTTCGAAGCAAGATAAGATTTGACCTTCTCTAAATCTTCTTGTAATTTTTTATAGACCGTGGGTAAATCAACGTCTCGTCGAGTAAATGTCCCTTTCCAAACGATATAATCACTTTTGATAGTCTTTTGAGCCGATCCAGTCACGCTGATCACCTGTTGAGCAAATTTCATAACTTTTAAAGCTCCTTGACTCAAAATAAAACTCGCTACTATCGTGGCCACTGCAATACAAACACCCAAAATAATAATCTGTGAATTTTGAAAAGTTTTTCCGTTGTCCATCTCATCCCCCTTATTTAAATTATTATTAAAAATAAAAAACCTCGTCAGGGCATTATGCACCTAACGAAGGTTTTACTTTTTTAACGTCCAGGTGACCCCTTCAACGCAGGACTTTATTAATCCAATGATTCACCGCAATGCGGGCAATACGAATAGTCTTCGTTATTTAATTCTTCACCGCAATGTGGACAGAAACCAAAGGTTGCAAACAATTTCTTAAACATATAAACCTCTATAAAACAAAAAATCCCTCGCCGGGCATTATTACCCAACGAAGGTTTTACTTTTTTAGAGTCCGGGAATTCCCCCTTCAACGCGGGACTTGTACGAATTGATATCTTTTATAACATACTACCGGACACCTAAAAAATCAACAAATATTTTTAACAAAGAAAATCTTAAGCAATTCTGCTGTAAATTTTTTCTTCCCACCAATATGCCAATCTGTATTTTGTTCTGGTTCTACTGACGATTTATAATCATAAATCGTAAAAACAAGACCATTGATTTTGCCGACCCACTCCGTCTTAATTTTACCGTCTAGAGATTTACCGAACTGAGGCTCGCCAAACACTCGGAGAATATCCTCATACCGAGTTCCTTCCGGCAAATAGCCTTGCAAACCAGTGCCGTCATGCGATACGCCCCCCATTGAAATGTTAATATCTATCGTTGCCTTGACTTTCATGACTTAGCCTTTTTTGATCCCCATCCGGATTTCCATCTGGCGACTGCCCCGGACACCACATTATCAATTTGCTCTTGCGATACCCCTTCAGCTAAAACCATTCCAAGTTCTTCCTTGTTAAGAACACGGAAATTTTTAATGCCCTGATCTTTAGCCTTTAACATTAAAGACTGCCGAGTTTCGGGAACACTAATTATCTTTTTTTGTTCCAGTTTTTTCTTTTGCTTTTTAGCCATTATTTCCCCCTTTTAAAAAATACCTGTTTAATTTTTGGGGTGAGTAGGCCATAAATTCTATCTCTTGGCAAGGCATTTAATCTGGCTGAACATCAAATGCCCAACGACATTTCACCCGGCCGACCTCACCATCACAAACCAATTTCGCTTTACGGATTTGCCCTTTTTGGGCATTCTTATTTTCAAACACGAGATCCTCATCGTGAATTTCTTTGGGCATAGGTTTATTGGTGATCAACCAAAACCCCGCATCGCCGAACCTCTGGCGGTAAATTTTAAACCCGCACAAAAATAAAATCGTCTGTGCCAACAGGCGATATTTAAGTGGCAAGACGTCTAAGGGTTTTTCTTAGCTCGGAAACCGGCCAAATAACTTGTGACTTTGCCCATGATCGTGACAGTTCGCTCAAACCAATTATCATCGGTCTGCGGCGTAGTGTCGATAGCATCACGCAATGCTTTAAGACCGGTATGAACTGCGATAACAATTGCAATCGCGAGTCCGATCCATGCATGTTGCTGTGCAAAATTATTAATGTAATCAAGTGGATTCATTTCTGCTCTCCTTTTTTAGATGTTTACAATAAAATTTATAATAATTTGGTTTGTCCCTTCCAGCTTTAGGAAAAACCAATGGAATTTTGTCGCAATGATAAATCCCTTTAATTAATTTGCCGGTAGCTTGATCGAACAAATCCCACCGTAATTTTTCCAAATTCCATTCAAACCTCAGGTTCGCTTCCTGTTCGGTGGTTTTCTTAATCGAAATTAAAAACTCATGCTCTTCGTCTTTACTGCATTGAGGGAAATACACCTCAAAGAATCCAGATCCAAATTCTTGAAGATGATCTCCCTTCCGGCTCAAAACATACCATTCATCTTTTGCCCATAAAGTTTTAACTCGGAACATGGACACATTTCTTTGCATATTTATCCTTTGATTAACGTAAATGCTAAACCCAATAAACTCGCTATAATCACCGAAATCAAAAACCAATGAACATTCCTATGTACTTTTAATCCGTTAACATCGTGTCGGATCCCATTTATATAATCGAGCTTTCTTAAAACATGCTTTAAGGTTGACGTTGTTTTTGCCTTAAATGCAACATCGTCTTTAATCTCTTCTAACTCTCGTAGAGTTAAGTGAATTTCTTCTTCTGGCGGCATATTAATTTCCCTGAATCTATAAAGCTTTATTATCGGTAACGACCTTTTCGTATTCTTGGATAATTTCGTCGGCATCATGATCCAAACATTTTTGAGAATATGGACAATTCCAAATTCCGTTTGCTGAATTCATGTCAAATAGATAACTGTCCGGACGATGACAAAACGGCTGCGGACAAACTTCTTTCGCAATATTTATATGGAAGTTATATCCGAGTTTTTTTGGATGCGTACCTCCCCAACAAACAACTCCTTTGATTTCCCAGACCGCGGCCGCATGATGTAAAAAACTATCAATTCCAATAAATCCTTTAGAAAATTTAAGCAAGACAATGCTCTGCCTTAATGGAAAATTAATTCGCACAATTCCTTCTCCCTGCAGATCCGGATAATTCTCGTGCTGAACCACGCCCACCACGAACCCGCGCGAAATCAATTTATTAACTACCTTCTGTGCGACATTTTTGGGCAATGACCGTCGATGCATTCGTAATTGAGAATCCATAAATGCCGTATCGCTTTTTTCTTGAGGAATGATGCCGCCCGCCCACTGAAACAACACAAAATCTTTTGTAAACTTATTCGTTATTTTCTCGACATACAGCCGGCCGGCTTCAATTTCATTCTCAGGGTAAAACATTTCCGGCATCGAACCATTACGATCGATCCCGATTTCTTTGCACCATATATCAATCAAATGCTCATTATCGAATAAATACTCATAGGCCACGTATGGCTCGATCTTTATTACATAACTTTCCGGCGTGACATAATCGTCGTAAAAATGAAGCGGATTATCGAAACGAAATACACGATAAACATGCGGATTGTGGAGAAAGATATCCGGATAGCCAGTTACGACGATTAACCTCTTCGATGGAAACTCCTCTTTTATTCTTTTAACGATCGCTGTCGAAGCGATCACTTTACCGATCCCACCTTCACTGACAAAAATTATGTTTTTAATTTTTTCATCTCGGATTAAGTTCTTGTCGATCATGACATTTTTCTCCTTATTTAGTTGTATGAAATAGCCAGCCAATTTAAACACCCTGCGGGGTCCAGCACGCAGGATGTTGCATAGGTATCGGTTATCGTGTAAAGATTTGTATACGCACAACAGCCTGCAGTCCCCGAGCAACAAACAACGCAGTAACATATCGCCTGACAAATTCCAGTAACGCTGACATTGTTTCCTCCAAAAAACGCAACGGTACAAGCCGCACACTGACGATAAACTTGCGCATGGGTGTCAAAAGCTAGCGTACTTCTTGCAACGGTAGAAGCATGAGACCTCTGCCCTCCGGGCAATGCACAACAGCACAATTTACTTCCCGCGCCACCAAGGCAATCACCGACGCATATCGAGAACGAAGAATTGCAATCGTTTAACCAAGAACATTCAAATCTGTTCTGCGTTCCGCATGAATTAACACGGCATTCATAAACGCAAGAGGCTCCAAAAGTCCAATACAAAATAGAGCAATAGACATTTGAAGGAAGCCCTGTAAAACTAACGCTATCCGTCCAATTGCAAGTTATATCGCAAGTGCTCGACGGACATGTCGCCGCGTGATTAAAATTGCATGTTCCTATTGTGATTGTGCAGAGACAACAGACTGTTGATGTAGAACCAGAATTTATTCCGCTATCAAACCAACTTAAGCTGACCTGACATGTCATCAATTCCCAAGTCGAACCACATGGGAAAGCTAATGTGTCGCACTTACTCTGAGTTGTTTGCATTTCGGTAAGATTGGAATGCGCCTGAGTATAATTGAAACAACAGGCACACCACACTCCGCAACCCAACACTCGATAACAGATGGCATAACAAATAAGGCTGTAATAATAATTCGCGCATGCCGCGTTGCACCATAATTGAAAACGATGCCGAACACATACACTGCATGCATTTGCCCCTGTACAAACAGCAGTACCAAAAGCCACATCCTTTGTGCATTCGCTCCCGACGCTCCCTGTTGTTTGTAGGCAAGCATGGACTTGAAAACAATAGCCATAATCGATTGATGAATTGCAGTAGCAAACCGGCGTATCGTTATAAACTGACCAACGCTGGCAAGATGATGGAGAAGCGGCACTGTATGATTGAAGATCTTTAATGCTAACGATAATTTTTGGCTCTGTCTTCCATCCCGGTAGACAGACCAACGCACCCGTCGCTGAAACGCCGTGACAAATCCTTGTTATGTATGGAACGTCGCCGTAAACGTCATGGAATTTCAATCTTCCAGAATCAAGGAAAGAATAATTACAACAACAAGCAGGGTCTTCCAATTTCAACTGTTGTCCCCAGAAGCAACCATTTTTAATTTCAAGGGTCTTGTTACCGGATCCGTCATAGCCCAATATGCCGCCGCCATTAAACTGAATCCTTGCGCCGGTTAAAGCAGTTGATAACTGAAAATCACCATTGCATACGGAAAACAACATACAGCAATTGGAATCGTAAGATCGAATCCCGTAACTATCTAAAAGTGTGCGGGCGCCTCCTGATCCCGTCTGAAAACAGCCACCTTGAATAACCCCGGCCGTGAGGCAACCCATATTTGCCGATAATGCGGAAAGACATGGAGTAAGAATTTTTTCCGGTGTAATACTTGTGACTCCGATTGAATCTGCATCTAAATCCTCATAAGTGATCGTTAACGCCGAGCTGAAATTCCCCTGTCCATAAAAATCATATCCGCGCACCTTAATGTACTTGCGGTCATAAATAATAAACCTCGACGTAGTATCTGGTTGAGTTGTCCACGCCGATGAAATAGTCACTTGTCCTGTACTTCCATTAAAAGCAGAAACTGTTCTTTGTTGACCTACGCCAGTTCCTGCAACAATTTCGATAATGTCGCCATTAAAATAATTATCAGCAATCCCGATAAGAGCATCATCTGTGATCGTCGTTGACGTGGCGCTATCAGCCATTCCTTGTCTGGGTTTTCTACCTTGCAATTGAAATGCACGGCCGGATGTTTTACCGACTAGAACTTCCTCGCCTGCCCATGCATTGGTCTCCGATGCCCAGACCTCATAACCTTTGATGTCAATATCTGAAACGTCATTCCAATAAATTTGAGCGATGTTAAAGAAAATATCAGCTCCTAATCCTGATGGCGCGGATGGTGCTGGATTGGTAGGTGTAATCGAATTTGAAGATGCGGAATATAGGCCAGAGGTGTTATAAGCGCGGATATAAAACGTCCCCATCGAACGGCCGGTAGGTTGCAAAGTTTTTTTATTGGCCGCACCCCGATAGATAAGGTGACTATCGTCCGTCCCCCAATTAACATTATTGTCCCTGATTTCATATCCGCCTAAATCCGGCTCATCGTTGGGTGACCAAACTAATTGAAGCAGATCGCCCCACGTGTAATTAAAATTAGCAACCGGATCCGGGCCCACGTCCTTGGCGGTAATTGTGATGCTATCTGTTGGTGCCGAAGCGAAATTATTTTCCATACCGTTATAAGCAACGGTTGTGACACGGACGTAATAAGTCTTCCCTTTAACCAAATCCGCTTCATAAATAAAATATCCACCATCGGCCTGGCCGATCAGCTTCCATGAATCCTGATTGTCATCGGATAAATAAATCTTCGCGGTAGAGAACCGATACTCAAACGCGCGGCCGGAATCATCGGGTTTGTTAAACCAAACTTCAATTTGGTTTTTAATCGTTCCGTCGGCGAGCGTAACGACACCTTCTGTAATCTGCAAATTAGCGACCGGCTGAATGTCCGTAGACAAAGACGAAGCGTTACTCTCCGGCAATACGATCGTATCCGTATCGTACATATTGGCGTTATATTCAATGGCCGTAATGTCACACTCAAGATCATTGGCGCGCTTAATTCCCATGACCCGAAAATTCTTAACATTTTTGCCGCTTTCACCAAAAGCATAAATATTGTAATCCTGCGGAATTTGCGAAAACGTACTACTGACGGTTATCGTTGAAGTATCCCCGGGCGAATTAGTAACCGTTCTCTCTTCAATTTGATCGTTAGGAAGACGAACCTGTATTTTATAAGTCTTGCCCACTTCAATTGTCACCGTCCGATCCAGATTAATACTCGTCCCTGAACCTCCCGCCTTAACTCTTCCGGAATATCCCCATTGTGTGACGTCGTGACTAACCGCAATCAAATCTCCGACCTGACAAGCGATCGCATCCACTCCAGCACGAAACTCAATCGAGCGATTAATATATTTACTGACTAACAGCTGATATTTACCTTCACGCAAAGCCTGACTTACCCGAGTGCAAAAGATTTTGATTTCTTTTTTGCGGATAGGATCGCCGTTGGCAATGGCAACCTCATCAATGACCGAGATGGTTTCTTGTTTATAATCTTTTTCTTTATCAAGGAACTGCACCTGAATCACATTGGCTGTTTCTTTGAGCGGTTTAAATGTTTGGTTAAATGTGCCCTGAACGATATTGCCCATGCTGAATAACTGCACTGGTATATCGAGTTTATCGATTACCAACTTAAAACTATTTTCAGAAAAAAATAAAATCCCGCGGAACACTGCGACCAACTGGTTAAGAATATCCACTGCCCGCGATGAACTATCGATAACAACGTCCATCCGAAAACGTTTCTCATAACCACTATCTCCGTCGGAGACCTTCTCGTCGCAATATCTGGCCATAAGCAACCAATCAGCCGTTGAAATAAACGACGTATTTATGTACTGCCCTAATCCGTAACGATCATTGGTAAGTAAATCTCTTAAACACCAGACGGGGTTTGCTGAATACTTCTCCACATAAGTTGTGCCGTCCCATGTAAGATCCGTGCCATCCCACTTGCGCCATTTGCTTGTCACAGAATCCCAATAATAATCGTCGTAAGGAACATCCACTCCTGAATACATAACCCGCGGGACCAAAACTTTTCTTCCCTTTACAAGACATGTGACATTCGGCATTCCACCAGAAAGCTGATTGGTTCCCAGCGCGCGTAACCCCAACTTTGCAATATTCGGATAACTTAAATCCTGCGTACGAATTTCAACGACGTATGAAAAAGTCATGTCGCCCACGTGATAAAAATCACTGGCCGCTGAAACTCTTGTCACTCGAATGTCATACTTCCCGGGGGTTAATCCGACTTTACGAAAATACCTTTTAATATCCGTTCTTTGTTTGACGGCAACATCAATCGTACCGTTATTGATCCACGTCGAGTCTGTGTGCAATTTATGTTCGACTTTAAACGAAACATTCCACGCTTCGATTGCGCCGCTCGCTTGATTCTGCGTATAAATGCCGGCGGGAAAACTCATCTGAACTTCAAAAGCTTCGACATCCGTTTGTGCGGTTGTGTACGTGTAGGAACTGCTGACGGCATTAAGAGATTGATTGATCGTGAAGTTATCAAATAGATCTTCAAAATTTGGAATGATGGTATCGCTATTTGTTCCCAGCCGGTCGGAATAAACCGTGATGCCGTCAAAATTAGCGGCCGGCTGGTCGTTGATCATGACATCCGAGATGCTTTCAATCTCTCCTTCACAAAGCGCAAGAAGTAGATTAAGAAAATTTTGATCACCGTCATTTTGGATATAAGCATTGATGACGTTTCCACCGACGCGATGCTCACCGTAAACAACAGGAATCGCCGTTCCAACGTCTTGCGTTGTCTGAATGCCGTCCCAGTTGTAAGTCTGTGAATTCTCATCCATGCCATCGCCGCTTGTTCCAAAATTCGGTAATGCTGGATTTTTATAAGTCACAGCTGAATAAATCGAATACCCGATAGCAAGGATTGTCGCGACCGCAATAAAAGGATGAGCCAACACGGCCGCCCAAATTGCACTGCCAATAAAAGCCAATGCCTGCCATTCGACGTCCGGATAAATAAGAATCTGATCGCCATCATCTGGCTTAAGATTTAAGTCGCTGACTTTTTTTCCAGACAAGATGACAAAATGTTCCTCATGATCGAATTCTGCTTTTTTGATGTAATCCAAAATTGATAAGGACGGATCAAAATCGAAGTCTTTATGTTCGAATGATCGTTCATCGAGGATGATACGAAGGTATGTAACTTTTATCATTTCGCGACACCTTTATACCGATAAAAACCTACAAAACGTTTATGCCACTCTCGATCAGTAAGCCTTGAAACCACAACCCCAGCTTTCACAGCATGAATAAATTTATTCTCACCGAGAAGAATACCGGCATGATTAACAACACCTTTCCCGTTTTTAAAACACGCCACATCCATAAACCGCGGATCCTCTACACATTCCCAATCCCGGGTATAATTCTCGATAAAAATATTTTTTCCCTGCCAGCTCCATTCCTGATCGTATTCCTCATTGATATCCCAAAGCTTAACGCCTTGATCTTCAAAGATTTTTAATATGAGCCCATAACAATCAAGGCCGCTTAAATCGCGGCCATGGTGCTGGTAAATAATCCCTAAATATTTCTGGATGATGTCAGCTTGCAACATAAATACGCCTTATTGGAATACTCGGGAAACCTCCAAATCGTGCGACGTTATTTAACTCCTGACATCGCTGAAATGTCCGGTTGCATGAAGTCTCACTCCCAGCATATCCACACTGTGCCGACTTAAAAACCCACCGGCAATGAGTTCTAAGATATTTACCCGACGGTAACGGAACGTCTAAGACGTCAAACTTACTAGTCAATGTCAACTCAACGTCAAGTTCATTGGCGGTGTAACTGTCGATATAAAATGTATCGACAATCTTTACGTCGGGACTACTTAACTGATTCGCCCAAACTAAAATAATGTCAACGCGTTTGCCTCGTAAATCGTACTGCTCCAAATAAGCTTGAATGTATCGTGAAACATTGCTTGCCCGCACCTTGATTTGAGGGATTGCCTGATTGCCGCTTTCCTCAATAAATTCGTGAGTTATGGGAAACGCTACAAAAGTCTCGCCATTAAACGTGACGTTCTGATCGTACTCTGCAAACAATAAATCATTCGACCCGTCGTAATCGTAAATCTTGTAAAGAAAGATTGGTTTATTCGTCGGCGAATTCTTTTCAGCTCGAAATGTAGAGTTGATGTTTCTCATTTGACTTGCACCAAGGTTGTTTCCATGCTGTAAATCCGATAAGAAATCAACTGCGTCGACAATTTATCTTCTTTAAACCGGACGTTATAACAGCAACTGTCATTGGGATTTTGAAAACTAAATGTGCAAAGGGCCCCTTGCTTTGAGTTGAAAAAATCTCTCAAACAACAAAACTCTGCGATCTTCCTATTTCTAAAACACAAAGCAAATTCGCGTAACGGTGTACCGAATCTTGAACGTCTTTGTTCAACGCCGTTTTCATAATTCGAAATAAGCGTATTCTGTACAAAACTTTCTTCGACTGGGAAATCAGGCTGTATTGGAAAATCAGGCATAGTCTTTGATGATCTTTCTTAGTTGAGTATTACTTTTAATGGCTTCACTTATGACCCCCGTAATCATTTGGCGATTGCGATAAATGTCGCGGCTATCCCACGCTTGGATGACTGGATTAATAACGATACTGACGTTGCCACCGCCAATACTTTCCCCCCGATTTAATCGGTTGAAATTATCAACTCCTAACCCTGACATACCTCTGCGTGACAAAACACCTTCGCCGGTTTGAGCAATGATGGGCACCTCATCGGAAGCAAGCATCCCCGAATGCGCTCTTTGAATAAGACCCCCGGCATGATAAACGATTCCGCCCTGATGAAAAAATTGACCAATCCCCGGGAAGGCCATACCGACAGTCTTAATCAGCAATAATTTTGCTAAAGCATTACTTAGGATGTGAAGAATGCTTTGCCCGAAATCCGCAAAGACTTGTTTTAAACTATTGAGTTTTCCTGTAACGACGTTAAAGAAAAAATCACCTAAACTATGACTCATCGCTTGCGCGGTATTTTGTGCAATCTCTTTTAAGGCATCAAAATTTTTGACCAATGGCTTGATGTCAAATTTAGGCGGGTTCTTAAATAGATCAAAAACTGATTTAATCCTTTGATGTACACCATCAAAAAAATCAACCACCTTACCCTTACCATTAACGAATACATTGGAAATATTCTTTTCAAGATCACTAATGGTCTGATGCTCGGCAACGGATAGTCCTCTTAGTTTTCCGTCGACACTATCTAATCCCTGCGCCATGGATAAAAATATTTGTTGTTGAGGACCAGCTATCTTGCCCAACGTCCTGTAAAAATCAGCCAAAGAATGCGACATTTGAATAGCGCCATCAACAATCGATGAAACCATTTTATGAAAACCAATGGCGACCATATTGGCACCGATCTCAATTGCGTTAAGGACAGGAATGGCGACATTTTTTAACTTATCCCAAAATAAAATAAGAACAGCAACCGCCGCGGCTATTGCCAAAATTCCCATCTGCGCGCCGGATAACCCCATAAAAAATTTGACTAACTTCAAAACCTCTGCACCAAAAACAATAATCTTACCGGTCAATGCCACAACAATTCCCGTCATAGATAAGTACACACCGGTCATGAATAAACTTTGAACAATCGCCTGTTGTTGAGAAGTTCCCAGAGCGTTCCATCTATCCAATAAAGCACCAAGGATGTTGGTAAACTTTTCCATAATCGGAGCCAAGGCATTGCCTATCGTTAATTGAAAAGCGAGCGTAACATTTTTGAGTCGATCTATTTGTTCGCTTACGCGGCCTGAATAATCTGCTGAATTCTTAAATGCTAAAAGCATAGGACCTGTAATAGCCGCGCCCAAAAGAGTTAACGAATGACCAATCTGCGTGATGTCCCGGCCTAACTGTTTCATCTCGGTTGCCAGTTCTTTAATCCTATTTCTAAAACGGACAAACCCGCCTTCGATTCCCTGAAGACGTTTGGTAACCTCATCTTTGAGGCGCATGATGATTTCGAGTTCACGATTAGTTGGCATTTTGTTTCTCTTTAATTCTGATCATCTCAACTTCGATGATCTCCATTGCTTTAATGAATTTCCGCGGCTGATCAATCCATCCGCCCGAATTAGGCAAGATTTTGTTTTTATAAAACATGTACGCCCTTAAATATTCGAAAATTTGTGGATTCAATTTTCTGACCGGGCATCCTGTAAATTCCTCTCCATTAAAATTCCAGACACTGTTCTCGCATTCCTCTACATCACATTCGCCGCTTTGATTCATACCTTTTAGTTTCGGGCAATCCAGCTGACTCTTGGAGTAAACAAGCCAGACTGCCAGTTTTAGTTTTTTTCGGCGTCCTCACTAAATTTATCTTCGTTCCAAATGACCTCGGCTAACTCTGCTTTTAAATTACTCGGAAGCATATTTAAAACTTCATCATTCACACCCGAAACGAGCTTCCCGGCAAAATGACCGTTGGCGGCTTCAAACTTAATCGCTTCTTTGGTCTTTGGATGAATAAAATTCTCAATTCCCTTTAATCCATACTTAAGAACCAGATGATTACGCTTGCCGATATTAAAATTCATCTTGGCCGCTTCATCCGGCTTTTTAGGATTGACGTCCAGAGATCCTGTAATCTCCTCGATGTAATTGCGTACGCTTGGTTCAAGTAACCCCAAAATAAAAATTGTTGGGCTAGATGTGTCCGGATCGTTGGGCGAGGTGTAACGTTTGACTTCATTGCGATCAATTCCAATAAACATTTTTGAAACCTCCTCTTTATCGGTTTATAAACAAAGTAACGCCCACTCATCGTTGCCGGGCAAAAGACTGCCGTTTAAATCAAACGAACCTTTAGCAACAGCGATACCATCGCGTGATTCATCCTCTACTTTTGTATATTGCACGCGTGGGGCAAAGAACCTAAACTTGTTACCACTCACAGTTCCCCATGCAGTATCGAGAACCATCTCGGTTGCGTTGAACCACTTGGAATGAAAATCATGAGTGGCCACTAAAAGCATCTCGGGATTGAAAGAACCATTGACGTCACGATCAGTAATTAAGAATGAAAGCAATCCCCTGTCATTGTTAACGTCATCGCGGGCGGCGAGTTTGTTATCCACGTTAATCTCTAATTCAGAAATTTTGTGAGCAATGGTATCAACTGAAAAAGCGGCATTAAGAAATGCCGGTGGCTTTGTTGTTTCGTAACTTGGACTCGTAAAAAGAGCTGTATCGGCGATGCCGGCTTCAACGCCCATATACTGAAATTCCGACATTACAGGCTGACCGTTTTTAAAACCCAGTTTGAATTTGCCTCTGCATCCTCTTAATAACTTCCGAATACCGTCTTCATAACCAGACATGGTTTGACTCACAACGTTATCTGTAAGAGGTTCAATGACGTTACCAATCGTCGTCGCTGACGATGAAGTTGTTGCCGTTGCACCGGACGTGCCGCCGGTAATAACCTCGCCCGATTGAAGCGTGCCAGAGATGATCACATAAAAAATTGCCGCGGCACCATTGGCCGTATTGATAATGACACGACCTTTGCCCGCAGATGTCCCACCGGTAATCGTTTCCCCATGTTGAAAAGGTCCTGCGGTCACCGCACCAATATTGATCGATTTAAGTAAACTGACACCGCATCCGCAATTCTGAAAGTGTTTGCCCCAGTCCGGAGCCGTAGCCGCCGATCCTGATCCTCGCAGTTCCAAACTAAATCCCAATGTCCCGGGTCGTTTACCAACAACTTTGCCAATATTAGTGAGCGTTAATCTCGCGGGATCCCGCGGAAACATTTCCGGATCGAAACTTATTTTCGGGTTATAGGCCAGCGTCTTGGCATCAGCCACCGCTAATGTTTCTGCAACGCCTTCAACACTTTCAATTTTGGAAACGACCTGTCTTTTTCTCGTTAACATTTTTAATCCTCCTACTCATCCAGCTACGGATGGATCTGTTAATTTATGCTGATAGATAATTTCAACCTCGACGACGATTCCGGCATGTGGTTGTCCTTCCACGGTTTCAAAAGGAACATTACTTTTTATATTCGTATCAATCGCGTAACCTCCCCGGGTGTTATCGACCATTAACGCTTTGATAATATCGCCCAAAAGACTATTCAAAATCGTATCGGTTGACTGTGTATCCGATTCATCCTGTCGAACCCAGACGTCCAAATAAACCAAAAGTTTGTTGGTAAAAAATGGATTTGGCGACATCTCCATTTCTTCAGGACCGGCATTGACGATAATGCAGGGCACATTGATTAAAGAATTTCCCTTTTGAATCCAGCGTTGAACACTAAGGACCGTATTCACATATCCGTTGGAAATAGTGATCGCCTCAAGCGTCGTCTTAACATTTGCTAAAATATTTTCTTTAACGATCGGCATATCAAACCTTATCTAAAGTTTTTTGGATTGATTGATTCAGAATGTCGATACGCTGGTTTTGCATATCGTCCCAAGTTTTATAAAATCCTAACCGTGGACGAATTTTGATCTGGTTCTTTAAAACGAATAAAGGCAATAAGGTCTTAGCCTTTTTTATCGCCCTGGCTAAAAATGTTTTGCCTCTTAATTTGATAGGAAATAAATTTTTTAATAGCCGCGGTTGTTTGTATTGTTTTTTTAACTTCCCTGAAGAAGTAAACAGTTCAGTTCTTACCGATAACGGAACCGCCAACTTTGCCCCGCCGCTGTTTCTTACAACCCCGCCTTCTTCGTGAAGTTTTGATATCTTAGAATCAGAAAATATAACCATGCCCATGCCTTCAATGGATTGAGACACGAGTGATGCTCGATGGAAAAAGCTAAATATCCCGTGCGGTCTTGCTTTAATACCCGGAGGACCCTGAAGACGGCTTTGATAAAATTGTTTTAGAAATTTCTTACTGATATGATCCATCCCATCAGCAAGTTCAAATTTGAGTTCCTTCGGAAAAAGCCGTATAGCTTTTTCGAGATTTACTGTGTTTATTTCTGCTGTGAGTTCTGTCATTTTATTTTTGTAATAATAAATGCCACATGCCGTCATCCTCTCCGAGAATATCAATGACGACATAATTGGCATCCACGCCGCCGATCACTTCAGGTAAGATTGCTTTATCTCCGCCTTTATTAATCGCTGTCAAACCATACGTCTGGTCATTGGCAATAAAAATTTCAATCGTATTTTGTAAAATCCGCCCCGTATCTTCACTGGCCGGATTTAACCGTTTACGATTAACGATAGCCTTAATAGTTCTTTGACTGCTGCCCTTCGGCGTATACGTTATGTCTTCGGCAAACTCATCTGTATTAAGAAAAGAATTTAACGCATCTCTTTTTAGGTTATCTTTAAAACTCATATCAATATCCCGAGGGCCGATTAAAGCCCTCGGGACTCCGTTATGGTTAAACGACTTTTAAAAGATGCCCAAAATACTTATCAAGCAATATCTCGTCGGTGTGCTGACGAGAACGGAATACATCCGAACGAATTGACTCATCACGGTATTGCTCAACCATGACATTTTCTGGACTATCATTTGCCCAAAGGAATGTACGTCCAATTGAAGGTTGCGTTGGATCCTGACCGTCTTGAGCACAGAGAGCCAACATGACATAAGTTGAACCCCAGATGTCTGCCCCAGAAAACGCCTGACCTTCTTTTGCGCTATTCTTGATCGCGTTAGCAACCAAAACATTCTGCACTCCAAACAGATCTTTTAATGCGTTGACAATTTCTGCCTCTGTCGGACGGGCGGTATACTTAATGGCGTCCTTAACTGCGTTATTGTTCAAACAGAAATTGAGATTCGTGTAACTCATCAAAAGAGTGTTTGGCAACAGACCACAATTTGTTCTGATCTTTGCTTTGCCATCTCTTACGGTTTTGATGATGTCCTTAGTTGGATCACTCCACGGATTCGATCCAGAAACATCCGTCAATAAAGCCGCGCCAGTAAAGACACTGGTATTAATAGCTGTTGAAGCAATCCGCGCTTCCTGCCCGCGAAGTACGATATTCATGGCCGCTTTGGAAACAGCCAATTCCGCATCGAAGTCCTTGGCGTAATTCTTGCGTTCGCTGTCATCGAGCGGCATTTCAAAACCGTTTTCCTCACAGCTATATGCAACATCCCTTGCCCCAATGCTCCCACGGTTGTATTTACCGTTGGCCGCTCTTTTGGTATCGGGTGTTTGCGTTAAACTCTCACGCGTAATTGCGGAGAAGTTAGCCGCCTTCTGCGGTGTTTTAAAAATTGGAAACACTTTCGTTCCAATAAAATCACCGGCATTCTGGACGTACTCCTCAATGGCCGCGCCCAAATCTAACCTCGGTACTGCTCTGACTCCTACTTGATCTACTCCCATTTGAAACCTCCTATTTTTAGATAACTGACATTATGTGTGTTTTAACTAACCTTAATTGCCATAACAAAGATATCGAAAGCCGCGGCACCGCTGGCGTTGACCTTTAACGCTGTGCCACTGGCCACATCTTTTTGAGCGGCAATAATATCCCCGCCTCTGACGATGGCATCGTTGGTCGTTCCCTTTGCTTTAACCGCCGACGCATCGGTGCTGACATTGACTAACTTGACGTTAGCCGCTGTGGTGTCGCGCGCGATTATCCACCAATCGATAATCCTGAATTTATAAGGCGCAGTTACGATCGTTAGAGATGTGCTCGCATCCGTGATTCCCTGCTTGGCAAAAATAACAGGAACAGCACCGTTAACTGCGGGATCACCAATCGCGGTCGAAGCCCCGTCAATAGCACCGGCAACACCGTTGTTCTGAAAACATTCGATAATGTCCCCGTCTGCGGTTGCCGCTTCCAAAGCAACGCCTTGAGCAACACCCGACGCTGAAGCTGAAACTTTACCGCCAAGAGCACCGTAAATTGTATTGCCCGCGGTAATGGCACCCGAGGCAACCATTTTGTAAGTGCGTGATGCCGATCTTAAATTAACCGTCACGGCATCTCCGCTTACAGCTTTATGCCCTGTAACGCCAATAAACTCCTCACCAGCATCCGCATAAACGATATTGCCGCTGGAAAGTTTTACACGACGGTATGCTTCTAAATCCGTACCTGCGATAAATGCTTTTGATCCTAAATTTTCTTGAGACATTGCATTCCTCCTATTTTTAAAATACTTAAATTATTATTTTTCTCTTGGCTCTGCCGTTTTACTCAATGCTTCCTGAAGACTGCATTTGTGTTCCTTTTGATACTCGCGGGCTGTTTCCAAGTGGCTCTTTTTCTTGGCCGCTTCTTCTTGATCAGCACCGGGCACCTTGTTTGCATTTTGTTTTAAATCCTCAAGACGTTTGCCGCGCATGGCCGCCAAACTTGCGTCCACTGTCTTGCCGTTATCAATAGATTCCTCGACGATAGAATCCATACCCATCCCAGCAAACTCTTTATTTGCTGTCTTAACGATGGCAGAACAACGGACACGTTCATCTTTAATGGCTTCGTTTTGTAAAACTGAAACCATGTCCGGATGATCCTTTTTTAATTCATCGATTGTTAATTCTTTAACTTCACTCATCACTACCTCCTTACGGTTTAATCTTTCTATGTTGTTATTTATGTCAACCCGATTAACGCTGTACCTCTCCAAGAATGAAATTACGTATTCCAAGGCGTCGGGATTGTCGAGAAGTTTGTTCATAAACTCGGTGGCTTTTGCGGACAATTCGACACTCGCGTTAAAGTGTTTATTAAACATGCCGTCATTAGCCGCCGGATCATCGACCACATCAACCGCCATTAAAGAACTAACCCGAAGTTTTGGCGGTAAATCTTTGCCGTCTTTATTCTTTTTCTCATCGGCATATTCCAAGTCAAATTCTCCAAGAACAACTGATGTTCCAAATGCCTCGGGATCCTTTTCAGCTAAATCCAAGACGTATGATGCGATATTACCGTCGGGCGTTTCATAAGCTGTTTTGCTGATAAAAAGATCAGCCCGGGCAATTTCGCCGTCTTTTCTAAAATTCTTTGCCCTTCCGGTAAACGTGCCGAGAGCTGTACTGCTCATGTTCGGATGTCCAAAACGCGACTTTAATCCCAGCTGACTTTTATTTCCTGCCTCGACAATCTGCGACAAGGTAGTTCCGTCAATTTCCCAGCCGCGCATGTCTTTGACATTCCCTTGCGTCATGACAGCGAAACCCCGAATCACACCTTTGTATTTGTCATCCTCATAAGCGCGGTCAATGCCTGACTTCCCTTCTTTAATTCCGAAAGCTGTCTCAAGCCTTCTTTGAGCGTTTTTTATTTCGTTCATCTTTGTCCTCTTCTTTTAAAATCCCGATCTTAATTTCTTTGCCCATCTCCATACAAGATGGTTTATTGATCGATACCTTTAAGAATTTAATTTTGTTGTTGTGCATCCTGCACCTTTGGTTTTTTATCGTTCGGTGCAACTGGCGGAACATTGCCTGCATTCGCTGTCATATCAACGTCATATTTATCTTCCAAATCATTGATCTTTTTAAGTTCACGTGCGCGTTGTTCTAAATTTTCTTCCCAGTCTTGCCCCTGCGCGGCCGCTTCCTCTGCTAAAGTCGAAAGGTTATTATTTACGGCTTCCGTCGAGGCTTTGACTTCATTTTCTGGATCCACCCACTGCCATCCCGGGGCTATCCATCGGGTCCGTACGTATGCATCACGATTTTGATAAAAATCTAAAATTGGCAATTCACCTTTTAAATACGCCTCCTCTAAAAGCATGACCAAAATATGCTGGCAAAGGTTCTCAGCGATAAACCGCTGTTGCATCATAAAAAATCTTCGCGCTTCCAATAATGCCGCACGCGTGTTGGAATAATTCGATCTTGAAAAATCTTTTGCTAAAATTTCATAAGGGATATTTAACCCAGCGGATATATCGCGCAAAATCCTCTCCATAAATATCCCGAATGTCCCGCCTGGACGGTTTGGATTAAACGGCTGGATTTCCTCGTTCTCATTTAAATACTCGATCATCGCCGGACTTAATTCCTCGACGCGTTTATTGTTTTCCGGTTTTGACCTTGCCAAACTCACTTCATACGAATTAGTTTTCTTAATAAAAATGGCAAAACATGCGGCAACACGCGCCGCAACAATTTCCGCTTCCATATAATCCGCGCGATCTTTAAACATATTCATGACCGGAGAAAAAAAAGGTTCCCCGCGCGTCTGACCTGAACGCTTCACATGATATAAATGAAAGATATTCGGATCGCCTAGGTCGTTAAGCGCAGGGTACTTAATAAAATTCTCACTCGAATTGCTGTAACGCCTGCCATATAGAAAATCACCCGGATGATTTTTTCTAACGTAATATGAAACCGGTTCACCGTATTCGCCAACTTCAACACCCGCTCGGATATTTTTGTTAAAGATCAAATCACTCGGTGTGTCTAATCGATCAGATTCAATCGTTTGTAAAACCAAAGAATATGGTCTGCGCTTTTTTGAATTAAATGCTCGAAGCGGCACGATGATTGACTCACCGTTAATGAATCTCTGCCGCTCTGATAATTCTTCCAATCCATAAAAACTCAACCTCTGCCCTGCATCCGCAAAAGGCACCCAGCGTTCCCAAACTTTTTCGATTTGCTTCTGCAGGTTGTCGGCAACATCCTCATTAATAGCCAGCGTGTCTTTATCAATGCGGCTTTGCATGCGAATCCCTGAACCGATAATGTTTGTGATAACAGTGTCGATCGCACCTGAGGCAATGCCGTCATTACGGATTAAATCTCGGCTACGTTCCCGTAATCTTGTAAGGTCTGGGTGTAAATCTGAATCAGCCGATCCGCCGCCCGGGATCCATGAACCGCGTAACCGCCCAATATCTGCACCGCGATAAGACCCTAAAAGTGACCTTGTCAAAAAACGAAAATACTTACGCTTGGCCGCTACTTGGGGTGAAAAGACGCCAATAAAATCATCCACCCTGTCCGCAAAAGTCTTTTTATTAGTCCGGATTAACGAATTTTGCATAATTTCTTCCGCCGCCATTCTGCGCGGCTATTTGTTTACTTAAATCAGCGCGTAAGCTTCTTAATTCTGAAAGCGTCATATATTGAAGATTACGACCGCCAATGGAATATGACTGAACTGCTCCACCTAATAACCTCGTTTTAATAGCCCTATCGACTAAAATAATTAGCTCACTAGCTGTTGGTGCGGGAGTGTCACCTTCGACCGGTTGAGTTAACACCGCACTATTAATTGATTGAAAATTTTGAGAATAGACAACGTCGATGGTGGTGTCACTAACCTCAACGACATACACATCCAATGTGTCTGGCGTAAACGAAATTTTCCAATTGATCCCAGCCACAAATACTGCATTGCCTTGAGCAAAAATAAATCCCGTACTTGCCTTATAAACTTTATAAGTGACCGAATCGCTACTTTGCGATTCAGGAATATCGATCACTGCCGTAAATGATTGACTAACTTGAATGTAATCCATTAAGAATTCCCACCATATGCAATTGAGACAACCTCGACTGCTTGAAAAACCGCACAGTATTTAATATCGATCGTCGTATTCTCAACCTCCACAACGTATGTATCGATTGTGGGCGGCGTAAATGTTACCTTCCAATTGATCCCTGCTAAATAAACGGCATTGCCCGTTGAAAGAACAGAACCGTCGCTTGTTTTATAAATTGTGTACTTAACGACATCAGTGCTTCGGGATTCCTTTATCGAAAAAACCGATGTAAAAATTTTGTTAAGTAAGATGTAATTAAATCCGCGATTACTCACCGTTGTGCCCTTATCATGTTTTCAATTCCGGTATAACTCGATCCCTCCTTAACTCCGTTGGTCGCGTTATTAACGTCGGACATAATTTTTCCCGCTGTGCCGGATCCATAGGAACCGGGCAACGATGTACTCCAAGGATCGCTGGCATTGCCGGCCGAGTTTAATTTATTGCCCGTTGATCCTGATACTAAATGATCAGACATTGTTTCATCCCAAACTTGATCAGCGATTGCCGACGCTGTTGGACAACTCCCACCACTAATACTCGACACCTGAGCATCCAAATACTTCCCAAAAGTTCCGGATGTGGTGTGTCCGCTTTGAACTTCATCCCAAACATCGTCAATACCTGTGGCGCTTAAACGATATCCGGTTTTATCGTTGTTTGTGGAAACCGTCACACCCGCCGTGACACTGGCCACACTTCCGGTCACATTACCTTGAACAGAAGCAACGCCCTGACCAAATGTTCCGCTTGTCGTATGACCACTTCTTAATTCATCCCATACTTTGTCGACGATTGCGTCTTCTTCTCCCGACGTTAATGCATAACCAGTTTTATCATTATTGGTCCCAACCGTAACCGCACCGCCACCGGTAATAGCTAACGATGAAAAATTCGTCGGGAAAGATTGTGTCAACGAATATCCGGTTTTATCTCCAACAATCTGAGCATTAGAATCAACGCGACCGGAGATCAACGCATTTGGAGCTGTTCCAATCCATTTGCCAAGATCGATCCTGCCGCTTCCATCAATTGAAAGAGTTGAAAAGTTAGTTGGGAAAGTTTGCGTTAATGAATATCCGGTTTTATCTCCGACGATCTGAGCGTTTGAATCAACCCGCCCAGAAATTAAAGAGTTGACTGCCGAACCTAACCATTTGCTGACATCAACGCGGCCATTGGAGTCAATCGACATTGAACTAAAGTTCGTTGGCACAGAACTCGACGCCAATCTCGAAGAAACTGTTGCGTTTAAATTATCTCCAAGAATTTTTCCCGCAGTGCCAGCACCATAAGAACCCGGTAACGCTGTTGCCCATGGGTCGCTGGCCGTCGTCGAAACCTGCAGACTGCTGTTAATCGATGGATTACCTGAAACAACAAGCGCATACGAAGAACTTGAATCCGGATTAGTTATCCAATTCCATGCGACCGTTGCAACTTTTGTGGAACCCGTATATCCAGTAATCGTCCGAGATTGGCCGGCGCCAGTACCGCCATAAATTTTGACGATGAGCCCTTTGTACAAATCATCCGTGGAAGATGATCCAGATTTAAGCGTAATGCTTCCCGATGCTCCCGCCTGCGCTGTTCCGCTATCCCAAATTATTGATTCAGCAGGAATCGGTGTGACTCTTCCGCTGGCATCAATCGATAACGACGAAAAATTAGTCGGGAAGGTTTGTGTTAATGAATATCCTGTTTTATCGCCAACGACTTGAGCATTAGAATCCACACGACCAGAAATTAACGCATTCGGAGCCGTGCCTATCCATTTACCAAGATCGATCCTGCCGCTTCCATCAATTGAAAGAGTTGAAAAGTTAGTTGGGAAAGTTTGCGTTAATGAATATCCAGTTTTATCTCCGACGATCTGAGCGTTTGAATCAACACGGCCAGAAATTAAAGAGTTAACTGCTGAACCTAACCATTTGCTGATATCAACGCGACCATTGGAATCAATCGACATTGAACTAAAGTTCGTTGGCACAGAACTCGACGCTAATCTCGAAGATACAGTCGCATTCAAATTATTACCAAGAATATTGCCGGCTGTTCCTGCTCCGTATGATCCGGGTAATGCGGTTGCCCATGGGTCACTAGCCGTAGTTGAAACCTGCAGACTGCTATTGATCGATGGATTTCCTGAAACTATAAGCGCATACGTAGAACTTGAATCTGGATTAGTTGTCCAATTCCATGCGACTGTTGCGACTTTTGTAGAACCGGTGTATCCAGTAATCGTCCGAGATTGTCCGACGCCGGTGCCGCCATAAATCTTGACGATAAGTCCTTTGTACAAATCATCCGTGGAAGATGATCCAGATTTAAGCGTAATGCTTCCCGATGCTCCCGCCTGCGCTGTTCCACTATCCATAATCATTGATTCAGCAGGAATCGGTGTAACTCTTCCGCTGGCATCAATCGATAATGATGAGAAATTAGTCGGGAAAGTTTGCGTTAATGAATATCCGGTTTTATCGCTTACTGTCGAGGCCGTATATCCCGTTTTGTCATTATTCGTTCCAACGGTTACCGCTCCGGAAGATAAACTAATTTCACCCGTTCCCGTCCCTGTTTTATGAGTTACCTTTGGATAACCTGCGGTGTCCGGCGTAGCCACAGCCGAAGCATTCCAATAAACCGTATCTGCTTTAATGCGGCCGCTTGTGACGTCCAATTGATTTGCGCCAGTTCCGGTCTTGACACCTACGGCGTTTGTGACGTCTGTCACCGTCGGGACAGTGATATTAGTTAAAGTGTGCGTTGATCCTGCATCCTTAATATTTGAAAAATCGAGACCAACTTCACCAGTAGAGGCAACATCAATCGAATTGCCTGCAGTCGTAACCGTGGCCGCGGCTTTTGGATCCCCAGCGATTGTCCTGATTAAAATATGTTGGGTCTTCGCTCCAGTCGTGCTTGTTTTGACTTGAATCGCAACATAATCCTGATTCATTTCCCCCGAGGTAAGACTCAAATAATAAATTCCTGTAGTGCCGATTTCTGTGGCTTCGTTGGTCAAATCAGCATATGAAGTTGGTGTTGTCCCATCACCCCAATGAGTTTCCTCGCTATCTAACCCAGCCGCTCCTGTCACCGTATCGCCATCAGCATCGGAAAGAGGGAAAACAATTTTTGTGGCCACATTTTTTTGTCTGACGATTTCAAGAGCCTGAGCCATACTGCAATTTAAAATTAGCATCAAAAATAAAACTGTTCTTATTGCGCGTAGTATCATCGTAATATTCCTCTCCCTATTCCACGGCCAACTCCTCGACCAGAATAACTGTCGGGCGATCCACCTGAAGCCGTGTATGTTACGTAAACCGAATAACGTCTTCCGCTCTTTAAAACACCAGAACCAAAAGGATCCGGAACTGTTAACTGAGATTCCAATTCGTATGAATCGACGGGTGTTGAATCATCCTTACAGGCGCATACATCAAATGTGGTATCGTTTTTCGTCCCACCTATCCAATAATTTCCAGAACTCAAATTCACCGTCGGGCTAACATTCGAAGTCAAATATGTTGCGGAAGAGCAAGAGGAAATACTACTCTGAAAATTTTGTTGATCGCCCTGCACTGCTTTTGAAGCGGGTCCGGAACTATCATTCCAAATCGCACCTGTCCACTTACTTGTTGTCGGTACCGAAGAATAAGAAATACTTACGGCCGAAACATCTCCTGCTTCAGATAAAGTCGCCTTAGTTCCTGTTGTTGCAAAAGCACAATCAGAACTCGCGCCGCCATCTGTATCACCAAATGTTGGATCAATAACGACTGGATATTGAGCTTCGTCGATAAAATCTTGAGGGCAGGTAATAATTAAAACGGAGGTTTCATTGAGATCTTCATTATAAGAACACCACACTTCTTTTCCGTTTGAGTCGATTGCTTTGGGCCTGTAGATATGAAAGGCTTTGCCATTTTTATATTCGTTACCAACTTTAGTCGCATGATAAACAGCATAACTACCGATTACATTGTCTGGCATAAAATCGCCATGCTTTTTTTCATCGTCGGACGGAGCGTTTTGATAATAAAAAACAAGATTGCCTTTACTGATTTGAAGCGATATGGAATTAACCGAAGGTTTATTTTTGAGAATTATTTCATATTCAATACCACCATGTTCCATCTGGGGAGCTGGCGGCAATTCGTAAATGATGACTTCTTTGTCAGAATCGTCCTGCTTGAGTTTTCCATCTACAGATTCTGTTAATTCCGTTCCGATTGGAGATTGAATCTGGAAGTATGAACTTTTATCATTTTCCCATTTCGTAAACTTAACATTCTCCTGAGAAACTTCTGCTTTATTGTCAAGCAACGGGGTGATCTCTTGTGCAGGTACGTCACTAATTGGTTGAGCAAATACACTCGATGAATTAAATTGAATAATGGCAAAAAATAAAAATAAAAAATTTATAAATTTAAAAACTTTTTGCATTTAATTGCCTCGATGTTTCATTAAAAATAAAAAGCGGCAGTCAAGTGATTCAGGCACCTGAACTGCCGCATCGATAATTCCGGAGCGTCCCCCGAAATTAATTTATACTGTTAAACTATCATCAACAATAATATTAAGTCAATTAACTGGTTCAGAAATACTGAAAAATCTTTTAATGATCTTCCTTCTCAATGACTTTAAACTTAAATTCACAATCCATACATTTGTAATACAAAACAGGTTTGTCTGCCCCGTAACATCTTACCTTGCGAGAACGACACCCCGGACACTTTAACGGAATATGAACCGTGACTCTTTCTTTATGGTCGGAAACTTCTTCTTTTTGTTTAATAGGATCAACGTAACCATTTAGCCACCCTTTCTTGTTGATCCATTTATCCATTGCGTCTATTCCAGCCACCGCCAATTTCAATCCATGGATCGGTGCGTTTCTGTTCTTTGGAAGTATTAACCGGCTTTGTTTCTTCAAGCGGCAATGAAAATAGCCTTAGCATTTCAGCAGCTGCCGTTGCATAAATTTCCGTATCAAGAAAATGCGTTGCCGCATGAGCCGAAACCGGCCGCCATTCCTCAGTGGCTTTGCCCTTTTTTCGATCACGAATAATAATTTTCTGTTCAGAACAAAATTGTTTTAGATATTCCTCATGAATGCCTTGGTATAAATGCCACCCGCTAGGACTTCCCATTTTTGTGTTCTGAACGAGACGAGTCACTTTATCTTTAAAATAAGACGTATCAATGTGCCATAAAGACAATCCTCCCGGAATCACGCGCCCTGTCTCGGGAAATTTATCAATATTATTTACTTTAAAAGGATTTCCACTTAAATGCTGTTGCCCTTTGATTGGCCGGGCAATATCCTGCCACTCTCGGCACACTTCATAAACTTCTGAAGTTCTATGTCCGCTATCAATACAAGTTAATCTAACGTCAAAGGGACCAATATTTTTTACCTCAGACGGATATGCAGTTTTAAATACGACATGGATGACATCTTCCCATGTCTCTACCCTCGTTGCCAAAATGAGCCAAGATTCCTGACTATAACCCCAGCCGCGAATACTTATATAAAAATGATCTTTCTGGACGTCGACGCCTGCAGTTAAAACCCTCACCCCTACTGGAACAATTTCCCGTGGATAATCTAATGCGAGTTCGGCTAATTCCTCCGGTTTTGTTTTACTTGTCTTTTCTTCCCATACCTCCGCTAACCACGAGTTGACAAAGTTCATTAAAAGTTCGATATAATCTTTTGATCTTAAAAACTCACAGGCAATATCACTCCATGTAAGCCACGGGGAATATAACGACGTTATCCAATATCCTCGGTGTTTACTTTTAAAATTTCCTCCCTTAATATTCCCAGATGTATCAATTTGCGATCCTTCGCATACCCATTTACCAAAACTCAACATTTTATTTTTGTGATAATCCTCAATACGATTCTTGCAGTGATAACATTCGTACCAAGCCAGCCGTTCATTTTTTATTCGTTCCGGAGCATCTTTCCCTTCTAACCATTTAATTTGTCCCAAAACCAAAATTTGATATTTACTACAATGCGGGCACGGCACATGAAACCGCCTCTTGTCCGAAAGTTCAAATTCACGAAAAATGTATCCTTGCCTCGTCGTGGGTGTCGAAACTTTGACCGTCTTTTTATTCCAAAACGTTTTTTGACGTTCCATAGCCAATTTGACTGGATCCGCTTCATTACCTGAAAATTTTGGATATTTATCGATCTCATCTAAAAATAAATACCGAATCGGACGTGATGCCAAATCAGCAGGACTATTCGAACCAGCAAAATACAAAAACATTCTGTTCAAACGATATTCTAATTTACTGATGTCGTCGGATAACACTGGCAAATGTTCACGCAACGCGTAAGAATCTTTAATCATGGGAAGAACGCGATCAGATGAAAGTCCTTTAGCATCATCTTCTCGAGGCATGACAACTAGCGTGGGTCCCGGATCCTGATCAATGACATACCCAAGCATGTTCAACATAGATTCCGTTTTCCCTACCTGAGAAGCAGACATAACCGTTATCTCCTCAACAAAAGGATCGGAGAAGGCATCCATAATTTCTTCTAAGTACGGAACGCGACCAGTTTTCCATCGCCCCGGTTCTGCAGATGTTACTGCACTAAGCACCCGATTTTGATCTGCCCATTGACTCACCGTCATTTTTTCTGGCCTTTTCCATGCTAAAACCTCGGCCTGAGTCCACAGATTACGATTTTCTTTTTTTATTTTTCTTGATTTTCCTAACGCCCGCAAAGTCATCAATGATTTCACCTATCGATTCATAAAGAGTTTTTTGAATTTCTCTTGGGTCTTTCATTGCTAAAGTAGGAGCGAGTGCTGTCGGTAACGCTAAAAATGCCCGCTTGACTGCCATGATCCTTGCCACCCGTTCCTGCTCGACATCCTCTTTCGGAACCAACTCTCCTCTCATCTGTTTGATTTCAAACTCGATTTTTTCAACTTTCCCCCTTAAAAGTTTTTGATCCCAATATGCCTTGCTCTCCTTATCGTATTTTTTACTTTCCTCAATTCTTTTTATCTGCCACTCTTTAACCTGCTCGAGATCGTAATAGCCGTCTTTGGTTACGGGCATCCCCTCTTTTTTCCAGCGCTGTACCGTCTTAATGGAAACTTCCAGAACCTTGGCCACTTCTTGATATGTCTGAACGACCATTGATGGTAATGGTTCCGCTTCAAACTTTTCAAGTTCCGCAATTTCCTGTTTTGTTAATGTCTTACCTTTTTGAAGATTTTCGACAAGATACAAATACCGTTGTTTTTTTGCGATCTCAACAAGGCTCTTCTTTTGTTCTGTCATAGACGATTTTCTAAACAAGCTTTCTTGCCAGTAAACTCCTCCCAACGTTTAATTGCGACATCACAAAATATGGGTTCAATTTCCATGGCAAAGACCCGTCTATTTAAACGTTCCCCCGCAATTATCTGTGACCCCGAGCCACTAAAAGGTTCATAACAAACATCTCCCGGATGTGTGTGAACTCTCATCGGAATGGCAAAAATTTCCGTCGGCTTTACCGTCGGATGGTTAAGTCCTGAGTTTCGTTTTTTACCTTCCCAATCCGCTTCCCAGATATCCGTGTAATACTCCGGATCCGTTGGGTCACCTGACCTCAACAGCTTTACTTCCCAAACACTGCTTATGGATTTATTTTTTGGTTTATAAGGCGGTTTTTTTCCTTTAACCCACATCAACAAACATGGTTCATGCCGCCATGAATAAAACGAAAACGTTAATATCGAACAAGGCTTCACCCAAATAATCTGTTGATGAATCAAAATCCCTAACTCATCGCAGATGCCTTCAATCATTGCCCTGCGTTTTGAAGCATGCCATAAATACAAAGCTGTATTTTCTTTGATATGTTTTAATCCCACTGTGTAAATCCGTTTTGTAAAATCCCTCGCATCTGGAATATCAACTTCATGATAAACATCCGACCAATCCTTGCCTCCGTTCGGCCGATCAGCTCCTGTATAGTCAACACAATACGGTGGGTCGGTTGCAAATAAATTTGCTCTCGCACCATCCATGAGTCTGGCTACATCATTTTCATTTGTGCTGTCTCCGCATAATAGGCGGTGTTCCCCTAAAATCCATAAATCACCTTTTTTAGTGATCGGTTCTACCGGTGGCTCTGGAATGTCATCGGGCAAAGTTTTTCCTGCACCGAGATTTTCGATTTCCAAATCAGCGACTTCTTCCCGCAATTCTTTGAGACGTAAATTCAGATAATCGTCTGATGCCTCTTTACGAAGTTTTTCCAAAAGCGGGATTATCGCTTCTGTCCATGTCCCAACAATCTGCTGAGAATTTAAAGTAACATTCATAGCCATCTCGGATACCTCATCCACATCCACAACAATGGCCGTGACAGTTTCAATACCTTCTTGCTGAAGAATTTTGAGCCGCTGATGACCTGAGATGACCCGCATGTTACGCTTGTTAACCACCAACAAATCCACCATCCCAAATCTTTCTAAGGATTGTTTCAATCCTGCTAACGCCTCGGGTGAAATATCCCGCGGGTTATATGGAGCTGGATTTAAAGCGGACACGTGAATGTCCTGTATGTCCGGTTTGACGTTAATTTTAGGCACTTTTTATCTCCCTTCTTGATTGAGTTTTAACATGATTTACCGACGAGGAACGTCTTTCTTGCTTTTTAATATAAATTTTCCTGAAATGCCCCAAACGGACAGGACATGACATTTTCAAAATTTGAAATCACTGACGACCTGCGCCTCGCCTGACCCGCGCACCCCAGCCCCCATCCGAAGGACCCAAAATATTTCTAAGCACCATCCTTCGACATACCAAGTAGTATCTTGCCCACGCTTGCAGGTTCGTTCTTAATCTTTTCATGGCGCTTAATCTCCTGATCAGCAAAATATTCTCCGCTCTTATACTCAATCATTTGATGAAACCAACCCCATGGGTTGTCAATACGGTCTTTATACTGTTCATACTTCCGACATGCGTTAATCAATGCATCCACTGGTGGTGGATACCCACGCTCCGTGCGAAAGTCAAAAATAAATCTGTAAAGATTAACCTGATTCAAAAGTTGCTGACATAAAACCTCCAACTCCTTTACCATCGCTAGTGTCGGAGTTGGATAAGGAAGTTTTGTATCCTTCCAAGAATCAAAAAGGCAGCTTGCTGACTTGTTAATTAATTCTTGTTTATTTAATTCTTGTTCGAGTGTCTGTGGTGTCACCACCTCTGGTGACACTGCAGACACTACCCCGGTGCCTCCGGCGTCACTAGTGACATCCATGTCACCAGTTTTTGCTGTTGTTCTTTTTACGTCTAAAAGTTTATAAACATTAGGTTTGCCGTGCTGACGTTCAATAGTGACGACTCGTATTCGTTCAAGCTGAATAACAATTCGCATAACTGTGCGCCGGCTTACTTGGCAATGATTGGCGAGCGTCGTAATGGAAGGAAAACAATTTTGGGCTTTTGCATTGGCGTAGTAACAAAGCCAGGAATAAACAACAACCGCTGTGTTACCTATCTTCTTACTAATAAACTCTAAAGCTGATTTATCCAGCCATAAAAAACCACCGTCGCGTAAATCTCTGATGTCGACACGATCTTCTTTCACTGTTCATTTTTCCTAATTTTCCAATTGCTGTACTAAACTAAGCAAGGCATACCCGGCGATGTCCTGCCAAGGATTTTCTTCAAAAGCAAATTTTTTGTTGGCTATCCGAAATAACTTGTCGATGATCCTGATCATAGCTAATGCATCTTGATACTGCTCCGGAGAAATACCTTTCGGATATAAAACTTCTATGATCCGTTGAGATTGACCAAATGAATCGCCATAAGCAATCTGCTTTTTTGTAATCAACTCAGCGAGATTGATAGCTTCCTGCGCATATCGATTCATTCTCTTTTTCCTTTTGTTAGCAACTTGACTGCAAATGAACCGCAGTACTTACATTTTGCAACAGCTACCACACGAGATTTTCGGTTACATCGCAAGCACTGAATGAAATAACTTTCTTCTTTTGGTTTCTTTTTCTCGCTCATACGACCCCTTTCTCAGTCTTCCGTTTTATATGAATAAAGTTCTTTACCAATTTTTCGATTTAATCTTCCGGCAAAAACACAGAACGTATGCCTCCCAATTTCATTGCTCACATCCAGATAAATTTCAGAGCCTGAAATCCAATATGATGTGCTTATCTCCGCACTTAAACGTCCATAAACATCCTCGGAGGTAAGAATTGATTTGAGTAATTCCTGCTCGAGAAATGCAATTTCAACACTTTTATCAAACTTAAACTTACAAATTCGCTTCATTGAATCCTCCCCTATTGAAGATAATCCTTTAATCCTTCGTTACGAAAAACCTCTCGTATCCTAAGAATTTCATCAAACAGCGTCGCTCGAGGAATTTTTAATTTCTCACTTACCTGTGTTATGTTTAACCCTTCCTCCTGAAGCAACCGGCAAAGCTCCTGTTGTCGACGAGATAATTTTTCTAACGCCTTTATGAGAATCAAATTGATATCAGATGTTAATGTCTCTTTAAAACTTTCATCGTCGGGAATTTCATGATCGGAACATTCTTCTTCATTGATATGAGACAATAATTCATCCAACGAAATGCTTTGATAAATTGTTTTACGTTTCTGCCGTTCTTTAAGTTTTACAATATCCATAAGTTTGTTTTCGATCACCTGACTCATATATGTTTTGCATTTAGCTGGGCCCGATGGGTCGTATTGGTTCCGCTTGAAATACCAGTGAGTTAAACATTCTTGCAAAAGATCCTCAACGCCTTCGCGTTTTAGAGTACGAAATCTTCTTTGGAATTCCCAAACCAGTTCCCGAGCATGCTTAATTTCCCAAGGTTGAAATAACCCATGATATTTACAATTAATAAAGGGACCTCCTTGTGGGAGGCATCTCTTTTTTAAAGAGGTGTGTCATCGCGAGGCCTTCTTTCCGCTAACAACGATCGGAACAATCCCTAAAAGTTCCTCTTGTGTTGGCTCGCGTTTTAGAACGGCTGCTATGACGGCTTTTGTTGCATCGCTCAATCTTTTTTGATTTAACTGTCTCTCCTCTCCATCAATCGATTTGGTGCGATAGACAATTTCAATGCCTTTTTCAAATCGCGTTTCAAAAAGTTTTTCAGCACTATGTCCCATGGAATTTCTCCCTCCCTCAGCCCTATACGACGTTTTTTTGAAAAGTGCCGGAAAAAAGTTTCAAAAAATAAAAAAATCCGGCACTTCAGCTAAAAAAGCCGTATAAGGCTGAGGGAAGATTGCTGAGATTGTCTATAGGATGATGCTACTTATTGCTGATCTAATCTCAGTTGAATTTTCATTCGTTTAAACCTCAACTATATGAAATTTAATAAGTTAAGGCTATGATTGAAACTGCTTGACTTGTTGCAGGCATGCATTTAGGGTTGGTGGCACAAAGGCAGGAAAATGCTGAAAGCAAACAACAACGGAAAGAAAAAACACTACATTATTTATACCCGATGTTCAACTGATGAGCAGGCACAGGGTGAATTCACAACACTTGATGCCCAAGCACATCACTGCAAGAACATGCTTGATGCGTTCGGACATGACCTCGCCTCTTTCGGAAAAAATGGTATCGTTCGTGATGATGGATATTCTGCAAAAGACTTAAACCGACCCGGCATTCAATCAATCCTTGAAAGCATTAATAAAAAGAGAGAATTTGACGGTATCATTTTCTTTAGACTCGATCGCTGGACACGAAATCCGCGTGACCTCTATGCGATGATTGATCTCTTTAAAGAACACGATATCGATTTCGTTTCAGTTCGAGAAAATCTCGACAGCTCAACCGCAATCGGTCGGGTGGTCATCGGTATTCTCGGGCTCCTCTCTGCTTTCGAGCGTGAACTAACCGGTGAACGCGTCAAATCTTCCGTACTGGCCAGAGCAAGACAAGGCATGCGAACAGGTGGCAAAGCCCCGATCGGTTACAAACTGATTAAAGACGGGCCTCAACTGCCGAACGGCAAACAACCAACCCGGGTCATCATTGATGAAACGATGGCTCCGCATATCAAAGTGGTCTGGGAGATGGCGGCCAATAACAAATCACTCACGGATATTGGGCAAGAATTAATACGGCGCGGAGTTCAAACAGTTAACAAACACATCTGGCGAAGACAGTCGATTTCATTAATCCTTAAAAATCCATTTTATAAAGGCTATATTAATTACAACGGAGAAATGAATCGAGGTAAACATCAACCATTGGTGGAGGAAAAAATGTGGGATAAAGCAAATAAATTCACAAGCGCCAAGATGCCCGGGCGCCGTTATTGGAAACAAAAAAGCGGGTATGAATATCTTTTGAGTGGACTTCTTAAATGTGGATGTTGCGGAAGTAGTCTTGTCTCCGTTCACTGCGCGGGTAGAGACAAAAACAAATTTTATTATTACGAATGCGGCCGGTCCAGGCAAGCCCTCGGATGCACGTATAAACGAATCTCCGCTCCAACTTTTGATAAAGCCGTATTGGATTATTTCAAGAGGGCATCCCAAGACCAAGAAATTATTGTCCGGGCAATCGGTACTGCGATCCGTGAATCACAAATAAAATTCGAGAAGATTGAAGAAAAATTAATCGAAAGAAGGATTCGACTCAATACCTTACGGCATGAAGTTGAAACACTTCTTAATCTGGCTATGAAGAATTCAATATCACAAGGCGCGACTTTTAAGACCAAAATGGACAAAGCGGAAGCTGAAATCAAAATGCTTGAAGAGGAAATTAGTAAACTCGAAGAAGAAAAAAAGGTTGCCCAGTTAAATGCTCAATCCGGAAAGCATGTCTACTCAAACGTAAAAATCGCCATGCAACATATTGATCAAGCACCTCCGGAAGTTCAAAAAGATCTGCTAATGGCTTTGATTGAAAACATTACTGTGTATGAAAATAAAATAGTAATGACTATGTATATAGAGGCGGAAGTCCTCCCCAAAATCCTGTTGAATGCATCCGGAAAAGAAAAAAGCCTCACCCCGATCAATGATCAGGATGAGGCTTTAAACTGCCAAAACACCGAAACCATGGCCCCTAAGGGTTCAGTTTCGTATTGGCGTCCATTAAAGGGTGGGTGACGGGATTTGAACCCGCGACCACAAGATCCACAATCTTGTACTCTAACCAACTGAGCTACACCCACCACTTAC